ACTTCGCGTCCGTAATTAAGACTGATAACCAGCTCCTCATTCGCAGCGTTCGTTTTATGCAGGTTGAATCGCCATAGGCGCATTCGTGTCACACCACAGTAGATTGAATAGGCAATGAGTAAAACTGGTACTTATCCATTTCCAAGAGGAAGGATTTAAATAATTCCCAACCGTATCTTCAGGAATACTGTAACTTGTAAAATGCTCCGGATGATATTTGCGAAGCCAACTGGAGATACACAACCAAATCGAAAGTTGTTTGATGTAATGACAAAGGGTTCTGGTGATAGCCGAATGCAGCCACTTTATTTTCTGATTACAACTGCCGGAACGGATACGAATAGTATTTGTTATGAAACTCACCAAAAGGCAAAGGATATTTTGGAAGGAAGAAAAATCGATTCAACATTTTATCCAGTGATTTATGGTGCGGATGAAGATGATGATTGGACTGACCCTGAAGTATGGAAGAAAGCAAATCCATCCTTAGGTGTTACAGTAGGAATCGATAAAGTAGAAGCTGCATGTGAGTCAGCAAAGCAGAATCCGGGAGAAGAAAATGCTTTTAGACAGCTTCGTTTAAATCAATGGGTAAAACAGGCAATACGCTGGATGCCAATGGATAAATGGGATGCATGTGCATTTCCAGCAAATGAAGACAGATTAGAAGGCCGTGTGTGTTATGGTGGTTTGGACTTATCCTCCACCACAGACATCACGGCTTTTGTATTGGTATTTCCGCCAGAGGATGAAGATGATAAGTATGCCATTTTACCAAACTTCTGGATTCCGGAAGAAACCTTGGAACTGCGAGTACGAAGAGATCATGTTCCATATGATGTGTGGGAGAAGCAAGGGTATCTCATGACTACGGAAGGTAATGTTGTTCATTATGGATTTATTGAAAAGTTTATCGAGAGCCTTGGGGAAAGATTCAATATTCGTGAAATTGCATTTGACCGTTGGGGAGCTGTGCAGATGGTTCAGAACTTGGAAGGTATGGGATTTACCGTTGTTCCTTTTGGACAGGGATTCAAAGATATGAGTCCGCCAACGAAAGAGTTAATGAAACTGACATTAGAAAAGAAGCTGGCTCATGGAGGACATCCTGTTCTTCGCTGGATGATGGATAATATTTATATTCGCAATGATCCGGCAGGGAATATTAAAGCGGATAAGGAAAAATCTACGGAGAAAATTGACGGTGCTATTGCAACTATCATGGGATTGGATAGGGCGATTCGATGTGGGAATGATGTCACGGCATCTGTTTATGATGAGCGTGGTATTTTATGGATTTAACCAGGCATAGATTCAACTGTTGAAGCACAAAATATAATATATTTATAAAGTGCTTGCGGATAGATTGCAATGCGCAAGCACTTGTGATAAGATATAGTTGAAGGAGGCGAGGATTATGGCAAGAACAGCAAATGTATTCGCACGTGTTGAGCCTGAAATCAAAGAACAGGCAGAAAGCATATTAGACCAGTTAGGGATTCCGATGTCAAATGCAGTGGGCATGTTTTTAAGACAGATTGTATTGCAAAAAGGAATTCCATTCGAAATGAAATTACCAAGAACCGAGCCATTAGCATATGGTTCTCTTACAAAAGAGCAGTTTGATAAAGAGATTGAAAAAGGTATAGCTGATGTAAAGGCTGGCAGAGTTTACTCAGCAGATGCCATTGAAGCTGAAATGAAAAGAGATTTTGGATTATGATTTTTAATGTAGTCTATTCTTCTGAGGCGAGACAGGATTTAAGGGATATTTATGAGTATATTGCGTATGAATTGTTGGAACCGGACACAGCAGCCGGTCAGACCAACCGAATTATGAAAGCAGCACGTTCCCTTGAACAGATGCCTATGCGTCACCGACTTTATGAAGAAGATCCTTGGCATAGCCAGGGATTACGTTTTTTGCCAGTGGATAATTATTTGATATTTTATCTGCCAGATGAAACCAACAATATTGTAAATATTATCCGTATCATGTATGGTGGCAGGGATGTAAAAAGACAGTTAAGCGAAACAATCGAATAATAAAAGTATGGGAGCACTTATCAGTATGGTAGGTGCTTTTCTTATGCGCATTTTTAAGGAGGAATAAGAAAGATGGGAATTTTATCAGGAATTTTTAAATCAAGGGATAAGCCTCAGAATGCTACATCTGGCAGTGCATACCGATTCTTTATCGGTGGCAGTTCCAGTGGTAAGAATGTCAATGAGCGTTCTGCCATGCAGATGACGGCGGTTTACTCTTGTGTACGTATTCTATCTGAAGCAGTAGCGAGTTTACCGTTACATGTTTATAAATACAATGACGAAGGTGGTAAGGAAAAAGCGGTGAAACATCCGCTTTATTTTTTGCTCCATGATGAACCGAATCCGGAAATGACTTCCTTTGTATTCAGGGAGACATTGATGACGCATTTGCTTCTTTGGGGGAACGCGTATGCCCAGATTATTCGAAGTGGTAAAGGTGAAATCGTAGCTCTGTATCCACTGATGCCGAATCGAATGACGGTGGACAGGGATGAGAAAGGTCAACTTTATTATCAATATAATACGAGCAAAGATGATGCGCCGACCATGAATGGAAGCATGGTGAATCTGAAGCCATCGGATGTGCTTCATGGTGCAGGAAAGCCGCTTGGTATCTTTGCAGAGGAAGGTGGAGCTCAGGTTGGTGTAACTACTGCAAGTGCAACAGAAATTACTGCCGATGAGATTATCAATCTTATTTATGCATTAAAACGTCCTTACCGTAAGAAAGCAAAATTTATTATGAATGACCAGACAATCGCTGTTCTCCGTAAATTAAAAGATGAAAATGGCCAGTACTTATGGCAGCCATCTTTACAGGCAGGAGAGCCGGACAGACTCTTAGGTTATGAAGTGATGACTTCTGCCTATGTTCCAGTAATCGCATCCGGTAAGCCTGTTATTGCTTTTGGTGATTTCAGCTACTACAATATCGGTGACCGTGGAGTTCGTTCTTTCGCAGAACTTAAGGAACTCTTTGCTGGAAACGGTATGGTTGGCTTTGTAGCTAAAGAACGTGTGGATGGTAAGTTAGTACTTGCCGAAGCAGTTCAGGTACTTAAGATGGGTGCCTAATCTAGGTGGTTTGATGGTGTCGGTTTATTCCGGCACCATCTTAAAACGCAACAAAATGTTGCTTGACAGAAAGGTGGTGGAAACATGGTAGTGACTCTGAATGAAATGAGAAATTATCTTCGTGTGGATGGGATTGTGCGTGGAATTCGTGCCTGTATTAGTAAAGTAAAAAATGCGGTAACGGATGTGGCGAATACGATTCGCTCTTACTTACATTTCTCTGTTCCGGATGAAGGACCGCTGACAGACTATGAAAGCTGGATGCCAGATTTTATGAATGGATTGGCAAAAGGGATTGAGAAAAGCAAGAGTATGGTCACAAAAGCTGTGGATGGCCTCGCTTCGGACATGGTCGTCAGTCCACAGGTGGCAACTGCGGGATATGCAAATAGTCGCAATACGACTATTTCGGCAGATAGCATAGCAGGAATCACATCAGCAATTGCAGAAGCTTTTGGAAAGATGAACGCTCAGAATGGAGATATTGTAATTCCAATTTATCTTGGCGGAACAATGCTTGATGAAATGATTGTCGATGCTCAGCAGAGAACGAATTTAAGAAGTGGAGGAAGGTAGCATGGCATTTTTTGAATATTTGAAATTTGACGGAACTGTACTTCCACTTCCTGATTCTTATGAAGTGACATTGTCGGCAGTGGAAGCAGACAGTAGTGGAGAGACGGAGGCAGGAACTGTACAAAGAGATGTGGTCAGACATGGTGTGGTGAATATCGCAGTGGCATTCTCAGTAACTGCTAAGTGGTTGAAGGCATTGACCGGGTATTCTAAAAAAGATAAGTTGTCTGTGGAATACTTTGATACAGAAACCGCTGAGATGAAGAGTACGGAAATGTATATTGAAGGGTTTAAGGTGAAGCTGGAAAAGGATACTTCGTATAAAGGATTGTGGACAGTGAGTTTTACACTGAGGGAATTTTAAAGTAAAGTTCACAGAATATTCTGTTGATAACTATTAAAGTGGTATGAAAAAATGGCCTTTATGGTCTTGTCAGAGATTGGACGTTTTGACAAAAGACAAAATAAAGAGTTCTTGTAAAATAATTTGACAAATATGCAAATATTTGATATGCTCATTTTAGAAAATAACATCCACGAGGAGGTGAGTTTCATGAATGTTGTTGATAAAGAGATAGAGAAACTCCAAAACAATCTACAGGCTATACGTAAAGTTGCGGGCTGGACAACCGAGGAACTCGGAGAACAAATCGGAGTAACCAAACAGACAATAAGTAATCTCGAAAATCGCAAGACAAAAATGACAAAGACTCAGTATATAGCACTTCGTACAGTTATTGATTATGAGATTGCAACAAACACAGATAATTCAACATTAGCGCAAGTTGTAAAAGTTCTTCTAAACTCTGATGATGAGGATTTAACAGAGGAAGAAGAGGCAAGGAAGATTGAAAAGAAAGAATACACGGAAGCCGTAAAAACCATCAGTGCAACCGTCAAATCAAAAGATAAGTACAAAGATGCATTGCTGACTAGTGGAGTTGCAGCCGCAGTTGGTTCCACACTTATGGCCATGGCAGCAAATCCTCTCATCATTGGTATGACAGCTGAATGGATGAGTAAAATAATCACCGGCAAGAAAAAATAGGAGGTATAGAAATGAACGCAGAGAATGTAATCCCTTATGGTAAGTTAAATCACGAGATAGCCACGCAATATGGTAGTGTCAAAGCATTCAAAGAAGCACAGAAAGAACTCTTAGATACTGTCAAGAAAAATAGTTTTGAAAACGGATATTCAGCGGGGCAGAAGGAAGTACTTCCTTGGTTAATAGGCACAGGTGCGGTAGCCTTAGGTCTTGCAGGGTATGAAGTTTACAAATTTGCCAAGGCTAAAGTAGTAGCAAAGAAAACCGCAAAAGAACAGCTTGAAGAAGAAGCAAAGAAAGCAGAGAAGATTCTAAATGAAACGCCCATGGATGAGGAACTTATAAAAGAAATAAAAAGAGAAAATGGGGAGGATTAAAAATGGGTTTGTTTGGAAAATCAAAAGAAGAAAAAGAAAGAAAAGAATTAAAGGGAAAAATTGATAAGCTGATGAAATCATATAGTAAAGAGGAAATCGATGGGGATACCTATTTCAAAAAAATGATGGATTTAACAACTTCCCATCAAAAGAAGAAAAAAAGATAAGAAGAATTCAAATCTAAAAAGATATAAAAGACTGAAGGAATCGGGCGACTGGTTCCTTTTTTGATGGGAGGTGTTGCTTTTGTACCCAGTAAGTGAAGCATTCCTGCAGGCGGTGCAGGAGAACACAAGAAGATATTATTGGACAGGAAGGATAACGACAACGAAGGGTGCCACATATGAGTTTGGTGCTGATGATATCGTAAGATCGGAAGAGCACACGTCTGAACTCCAGTCACCTTGTAATC